TCAGAACGGCAGATCGTCGAGGTCCTTCGCTGCCCTCAGGCAGCGCTCATCGACGCTAACTGTGATCAGGTCTTCGATGTGCCGATCGTATTCGCCGATGGCGCATTCGACCAACCGTCCGCAAGTTTCGCTGACCACCGTCATGCGGACGCCGCCGCTCGCGAGCTGCACCACGTCGCCGATCTTGAATTTACGCCGAACGCCCATGGCGTCCAGTGCCTCGGCCCAAGTCGTCGGCTTCGCCTCCGGCTCGGCGTGGCGCCGGCCTTCATGGAACGCCTTGGCGGCAAGGCCGATGCCGATCCTCGGCAGGCGCGTGCCCGCCATGATGAGGTCGGCCGTCCAACCGAGCCGCAGCATGGCAAGGACGAAATCCTCCTCGGCGGGCGAGAGCAGTTCATTCGTTTCGATGTTAGCGGTTGTCTCGGGCATGCCTGCCTCCTTCAGTTCGGCCGCTGGGAGGCCTGAGACGGCGTTCTGAGCATGGCGCTGCCACGGACGGTCATGCCGGTGGCGGCCTCGATCATCGCCTTGGTGAGGATCATCGCCAGTTCGGCCCTCATGCCGGTGTCATCGACCTCCCGGAGCATCTCGCCGATCGCGCTTCCGGCCACCGTGCCGAGAGCTTCCAGCGTGCAACCGGCGCAACAATCGTCGCGCTTCAGTTCGTCCAGAAGGAAGCGGACGATGGTCGCCGCCACGCCGGCCTCGTAGCAGCGGGCGGCAATGTCGTTGCCGTGCTCGCGCTGATGGGCGGCGTTCCGGCGGGTGATCTCGTCCGCCTTTTCCCTGTCCTCGTAGCTCATTTCCACATCTCCTCTGACCTGTCGTCGGTTTCGTACCAGGCGACGAGTTTCTTCATGCCGGCGCTGGCCATGTCGGGGTGCAGCGCCAGATAGTGCTTCATGATCTGGTAGGCCGACGCTTCGCTGTGGCCGGTGATCGAGCAGATTTCCGGGATGGTGAGGCCGGCGAGGCCCATCCAGGTGACGGCCGTGTCGCGCAGGTCCTGATCGCGAAAGCCCTTGAGCGACGGCACCGGCGGCAGCTTCCACACCGGCTCGTTCTCCGGCCGCTCCCCGGCGCGGCGCAGAGCCTCGTTCCGGGTGGCCGTCGCCTCGGCGTCGGGCACGCCGTCGACAGCGGCGCTGCGAACATCGTCCCAGAGATGGCGATACCAGTTGGCGGTGAAGGGCCGCCACGATTGCTCGTTCATGACGACGTGACGATCGACGATGCCGGCACGGATGCGGCGGACGCGACTGCCGGCGAGGCGAGCCTTCAGCTCCGGAGATTCCGGGATGACGACGCGGGCGCCCGTCTTCTGCTGGCGAAAGACGCGCCGTCCGCGATCGACCAGCACGGCCTCGTGCAGCAAGGCGAGACGGTCGGCCTGGCGCTGGCCGGTCCATACGCCGAGGATGATCATGTCGCCCATCTCCGGCCGGCCGATGGCGTCGGCGGCGGCCACCAGCGCCTCCAGCTCGGCACGGGAGGCGAAGCGCAGGCGGGGCTTCGATCCCGGCTTGCCCAGTCGAAAGGCCGGGTTGATCGACTTCCTTACCTTGCCGCGGCGCATGCCCCAACTGATTGCCGCCGACAGCACGCGCAGCACGGCGTTGGCCGTGGGCAGGCCGCGCTTCTGCCAGATGTCTTCATGCAGACCGACCAGGATCGGCTGATCGAGCGCCGCGACGGCCGAGTGATAGAGCTCGTGGTCGTGCGCCTCGAGGGTGCGCATCTTCTGGCGGTAGTCTTGCATGGTGCGATAGGACTTCTGCCCCTCGCCGCGCGGCGGCTGGGGGAGGCCGCGCGCCACCGGCCGGGGGAACAGCGGCGACAGCAGCCAGTCATCCACCAGATGGGCGACGGTGTAGATCGACGCGACGGGCGTTGCCGCCGGCGGCGCCTTGGGCACGAACACCTTGCGCTTCTTCTTCGCCTTCGCGGCCTCGCGGATGGCTTCGACCTCGGCGGCGCGCTTCTCGGCCCAGTCCAGCGCCTCGCCGCGCGTCATCCAACGGCCGTCCGCGTGCTTCAGGTCCATGGCCTTGAAGCCGAGGGCGCGCACCATGTGGTTGGGGTTGAAGCGCGGGCGCCCGTCGCGCCACGAGACGTAGGGGATGGACGGCAGCTTGGCCATGATGGGTACTCGATACTGGTGATGGGGTGATCAGCGGCCGGCGGGCCGGATGCGGGCGGCCTCGACGAAGAAGGCCGGCTCCGGATCGACCGGCCGGCGCGGCCGGCAGAGCTGGATGAGGGCGGAGAGGCCGAAGGCGGCGAGCGGCGCCAGCCAGCCGATGACGGCGGCGTAGGCGATGTCGCTCATGCCGCCTTCCTCCTGCCGGGCTTCGCCTTCAACTGCTCCACGTAGACCTCGCCCATGTCGGTGAGGGTGGCGACGGGGAAGATGTAGCCGTTGCGCTTGACGTCGCGGATGCGCACGAGGCCGTAGGACACCAGCTTCTCGATGGTCACCGGCTGGATGATGGCCGAGCGGTTCGACCAGCCGGAGCGGCGCTTGTAGAGCGTGTTGGCGCTGTCGATGACGCGGAGGGCGAGGCGCTGCGCGTCGGTGAGATCAGCAAGCGGCTTCATCGGCGGGCTTCTCCAAGGTCGGGCGGCGTGTGACGGATAGCGTCGAGGGCGGGGTGCATGGCACCGACGAACTCGGCGCCGTGAACGCGGGTCTTGCCCATGACCACCTGCGTTTCGAGCCGCAGGCGGTTGGCCTCGACGATCATCTCGCGGTCGAGCAGGCCGGATACCGAGGCCTCGTCGATGCGGGCGAGGAAGGCGAGGACGTTGGCGAAGTAGTCTTCCATCAGGCCGGCTCCTTGGGCTTCTTCGGCATGGTCCGGCAGACGGAAAAGGGTGCCTGGTAGTGATCGGGCAGGGCCTCGAGCGAGACGAGGGCGATGCCGCCGAGCATGGTCCGCCGCAGCGACATGTCGGGCCGCTTGCGGTGCGGGCGGCAGAACAAGCGCCGCAATGCGCCGTCGGCCAGGCACGCCTCGCGAAAGCGGTCGAAGTGTTCCGGGCTGAAGACGACGGCCTGCGGATGCGGGCCATATTCGGGAGCAATGCCGAGGTCGGACATCGCCTGATGGAGCGTGTTCAGCGCCAGATAGAGCTTCATCCAAGCGACAGTGATGCCGGTGGTTTCGGGCTTGGCGACGATGTGCGTGCTGACGCGCGTCATCCCGTCAGCCGTTGTTTCGACCTTGAAGCTCATCACGCCATCCCCAGCGCGTTCATGTAGAGATCGAGGATGGCATCGGCTTCCTGACGCGCGTCGGGGTCCATGCGGCGGATCTGCAAGAGGCGCTTGACGGTCTTGACGTCGTAGCCACGGCCCTTCAACTCGGCATAGATGTCTTTAATGTCGTCGCCGATGGCCGCGCGTTCCTCGTGCAGCCGCTCGATGCGCTCGACGAACTGGCGCAGTTCGCCGGCGGCGACGCCGCCTATGCTCTCGACGGCCGCCATGCCGCCGGAGGCTTCCGTTCCGCCCGCCTTCATGATGCTGCCCCTTGTCCGTAGCGTGTGCGCAGGAAGTCGGCCTGGGCGCCGATGATGTCGCCCAGGCCGCTGTTGCTGGCTCTGCTCACGGTGTTGTCGTTGGCTCCCGGCACAAGCGGGGTGGGGCCGTCGATCCAACGCGATACAGCACGACGGCCCCACACCCGGTTTCCGCCGGGGAGTGGCGGCGGAAATCCCGTCTTCTCATGAAGCCGGCGCCAGGAGCGCCACAGCCGATCCGGCGTGATGCGAAGGGCGGCTGCCACTTCGTCGATCGTGACCGTTTCCTCGCTGAGTGCTGACATCGCATCGACCTCCATGAGTCGGCGCGATGATTATGCATTTTTGCACATTCGTCAATGGTCATGCATATAACCGATGAGGCAAATGCATACAGCCGTGAGCGTGGGCGCTTCATGGAATCGCACAGGCGCCGTCCGGACATGCATTGATTGCCGACGGAACTGCCCTGTCCGGTCAGACGTTGATTGCGTCAAGGGCGGTGGTGTCCGGACATGCGTTGAGTGCAAGCGGGCCGGAGACGTGTCCGGACAGGCGTTGAGTGCCGATCGTTCAGTTGCGATGGCGCAGGACGGCGTCGATCACGCCCTTGATGACGACAGTCTCGTCATCGACCATGAGGGGCTTGGCACTCGGCATGGTGTGGGACTGGCTGACGAGGAAGGGCGGATCGTACATCCGCATGATGGTTTCGGCCGTCTGCGAGCGCCAGTCGTAAACCTGGGCGCAGACGAGATCGCCGGATTTCGGGCGCTTGTTCATGTCGACGATCATGATGTCGCCGGGCAGAATCCCGGCCATGTCGAGCACGGCGGACTTCATCGTCCATGGATCCCGACCATTGCGACCGGAGCACAGCTCCCGGATAGCCCGGGCGGAGCTGTCGAGCGCGTTGGCATTCTCCGGCGGCTGGTAGGGCGCCGCTTCGGCTTCCGTGAAGCCTCCGCGCTTGCCGGGAAACTCAAGCGGCTTCACCTCCGCCAGCGCCGCAAGAGCGGCGATGTTCTTGGTCGACAGGTTTCCCGCATAATCCGGACTGTTCAGAAATCGCGTGAGCGTGGACTTCGACATGCCGGCCCGATGGCCGAGCGTCGATGGCGGCAACCCGAGGTGATCGGAGATTGCCCTGACCCATGCCTGAACCTGCTGGCGACTGCCATACTCTCGCATGTGCAGCAGAGTATGCACCGCAAAGCCGCTACTCACGTACATCGGCGCCTTGACTGTGTGCAAAGATGCAGAACTAGTATGCATGAACCACGGGCGTGATTCGGCGTCAAGGGGCGACCATGTCGGATAGCATCCTTACCATCGACGAGATCGAACGGCGGCGTCGGGTCGCCGGCTTGACTCGCCGACGGGTCTACGAGACGGCGGGCATCGCGTCTACGACGTGGATGCGGATCATGCGCGGCGACAACTCGCCGAACCTGTCGACGCTCGAAAAGCTATCGGCAGCGATCGACCGGCTGACGGCGGCGAGGGCGGCGGAATGACCGACCGCGTAGCCCGCATCGACGCCAGGCGGACGGCGATGGGGCTGTCCATCGAACAGCTTGCGCGGCTTGCCGACGTGTCCGAGCGGAGCGTGCGGCGTGCCCTGCGGGAACGATCGCCGGTCAGCGAGGCGACGCTGACAGCGCTCGAACAGGCGCTGATCTGGGCGAAGCGCGGGACGGGCGGCCTGTCGCCGATCCGCGTCGCCTATCGCATGGCGCTCTACCTGATGGCCGGCGACTTCGGCGTATCCATGGCCGACCTCGATGCCGAGGATGCGGCGCCGCAGCGCAAGGCGACCAACAACCCCGTGTGGATGCGGGCGGCGACCATCCGCCGGCGGGCGGTCTACTGCCTCAACACGGTGTTCGGCTTCCCGCAGCACGAGCTTGTCGCCGTTTCCGGCCTGACGCCGGCCGGCGTGAGCCGCATCTGCCGCGAGATCGAGGACGAACGCGACGAAGACCCGGCGCTCGACGAGCGCTTTACGGAGCTGTCGCGCGAACTGATGGGGGGATTGTGATGGCGGATTTCATGAATGTTGCCGGTGCAATCGCAGTTATGCCCGACCGCTGGGCGCGGACCCTCATGGAGGTCGTTGCCAGTGAGGGCGACGACGCTGAACGCTGTTTGCATCACCTTCAGGGCGTGACGGTCGCGCTGGCCGCCATGTGCGGCGTTGAGTCCGATGTGCTTGCCAGTGGACTTGCCGCTCATATCGAGCACTTCAACAAAGCCTTCTCTTGCTCGGAGAAGGGTAAATGACCGCCTTCGACAATCGCGCGGTGGTCAACCGCAAGGCTCCGGGCTCGCGGCCGGAGCTGTTCCCGACGCCGCCGTGGGCTGGCAGGGCGCTATGTGGCGAGGTGCTGGTGCCGCTCGGCCTAATGCGCCGCGGTCCGGAGTTCAACCACATCGTCGATCCGGCCTGCGGCACCGGACACCTCGTCCACGCGCTCGACGACTTTGGGCGGGTGAGCTACAGCGACGTGCACCCCTGGCCGATGATCGGTGAATTCGAGGGGGTCGAGGCGCCGGTATTCGATTTCCTGACCGGCGATCCGCGCCATTGCCCCGAATGGCATCATTTCCACGGCGGCGGCCGCGCCGATTGGGTCATCACTAACCCGCCGTTTTCGCTGGCGGCGGACTTCTGGTCCCAATCCTATCCCAGCCGCGCCGCCGTGGCGCACAACGTAGCGCTGCTCTGCCGCACCAACTGGGTGGAAGGCCAGCGCCGCTTCCGGAGCATCTTCAGCCATTCGCCGCCGACGACGATCGTCCATTCGTCCGACCGCATCCCGATGATCGAAGGCGTGTGGGACCCCGAGGCGACGACGGCCACCTGCTACAGCTGGTTCGTGTGGGTGGCCGGCGCCGAGCGCCGTCCGGATATCTGGTTGCCACCGGGAATGGCGAAGAAGTGGACGCGCAAGAGTGACGCGGCGTTCGCCGTGCCCGGCGAGGCGAAGCGGCGGAAGGCGGCGAGGGAGGCCGAGAAGGCGGCGAGGGTTGGGCGATGACCTCTCCCTTCCTCATCCCCAGCCCGGCGTGCATCTCCTTTTCTGGCGGTCGCTCCTCGGCCCGCATGGTCTATGAGATCAACGCGGCACACGGCGGACGCTTGCCCGACGACATAATTGTCCTCTTCGCCAACACAGGGCGGGAGCGGCCGGAGACGCTTCGCTTCGTGCAAGAGTGCGGGTCGCGGTGGGGTATTCGCATCCGCATTGTCGAGTATCGGCCGGAATCTCCGGGATTCGAGGAAGTCGGCTTCAATAGCCTGTCACGCGATGGCGAGCCTTTTGAAGCATTGATCCGGAAAAAACAGCGGCTGCCGAACTGGAAAGAGCGCTGGTGCACGCAATTCCTGAAGGTGGGAGCGATGACCGCTTTCGCGCGGTCGCTCGGATGGGTGCATGGCAGCTACCTTGAGGTAATCGGTTTGCGCGACGACGAAGGCGTGCGGATCCTCAACGGATTGGAGCGGGCTGAGAAGGACGGCCGTCGCATCGCCTATCCCCTCGCCAAGGCGAAGCTCACGAAGGCCGACATCATGTCGTTCTGGGCCTCGCAGCCGTTCGACCTCGGCCTTGAGCCATGGGAAGGCAACTGCGATCTCTGCTTCTGTGTCGGACAGGCGAACCGGATGGCGCGCATCCGGCGCAATCCCTCGGCCGCGACCTGGTGGGCGAGACAGGAGGCCGAACAACAAGGGTTTTTCGATCGACGTGTTCGCGTTCACCAGCTCGTCGAGCGTGTTCGCAGGGAACCCGATCTGTTCGCCGACTTCCACGACGACGAGTTCGATGCGGAGTGCGGCCTACATTGCGGCTTCGACACCGGGGAGGTCGCATGAACGCCTATGCCTTTCCGCTCGACAACCGCCTGACGGTCGTGCTGTTCGCCGGCATGGGCGGCGGCTGCGATGGCCTCGAATGGGCCGGCTTCCCGGTCCACATCGCCATCAACCACGATCCCATCGCCGTCGCGGTGCATGAAGCGCGACACCCTCACACGCGGCATCTGCGCTGCGACGTCTACGAGGTTGACCCGCGTGAGGTCTGCGCCGGCCGGGACGTGCGTGTGCTGCACGCCTCGCCCGACTGCACACACTTCTCGGTGGCGAAGGGTGGCAAGCCGGTATCGCCGCGCCGCCGGTCGCTGGCCTGGGTGGTCTGCCGTTGGGGCGGCACGGTGCGGCCAGAGACCATCACTCTTGAAAACGTCTCGGAAATCCAGACGTGGGGGCCGCTGATCGCCAAGCGAGATGCCGCCACCGGGCGGGTGGTCAAGCTCGACGGCCAGATTGCCGCCAAAGGCGAGGTGGTGCCGGTGCGCGAGCAATGGCTGGTGCCGGACCCGCGCCACAAGGGGCGCATCTGGCGCGCATGGCTCAAGCACCTTACCGGCTTGGGCTACAGCTTCGAGGGGCGGGTGCTGGTCTGCGCCGATTTCGGCGTTCCGACCATCCGCAAGCGCTTCTTCGGCGTCGCCAAGGCGGACGGTTCGCCGATCGACTGGCCGGCGAGGACGCATGCGCCGCGCGACCAGGCCCGCAAGCTCGGGCTCAAGCCCTGGGTGGGCGCACATACCTGCATCGATTTCTCGCTGCCGATGCGGTCGATCTTCGGCCGCAAGAAGCCGCTCGCCGAGGCGACGATGCGCCGCACGGCGCGGGGCGTGATCCGCTACATCCTCGGCACCCGCAAGCCCTTCCTGGTGCCGATCACCCACACCAAGGGCGGCAACGGCGCGCGGTCGACGGCGGAGCCGCTGCCGACGATCACCACGGCCAAGGGCGGGGAGCAAGTCGTCATGTCGCCCGTGCTCGCCCGGTTTCGGGGTGATAGCGCCGGCGGCGACATGCGCGAGCCTGCGCCGGCGTTGACGGCCAACAGCTTTCGGAAGCGTCCCGGCGGCGCTTTGCCGATCGGCGTCATGGCGGCAAACCTGGTCGGCGTCGCTCATGGTGACAGCGGCGGCCGCCGGGAATACTCACTCGACGAACCCCTGACGGCCGTCCAAGCTGGTGGTGGCAACGCGGCGCTGGTTGCGGCCTACCTTGCTCAACACAACGACGGGCCGCGTGCGGGTTTGTGCGCGCGGGATATCGTCGATCCGCTTTCGGCCCTTACCACGACGGGTTCGCAACAAGGCGTGGTCGCCGCCACACTCGGGCGGATGCGCGGCGCCGATGTGGCGGGCCAGCCGGTCACGCTGCCCATGCCGACACAGACGGCCGGCGGCGGTCATGAGACGCTGATTCTCGGGTTCTTGCAGCACTACTATTCGACCGGCGGGCAGGACGGCGACCTTGCCGATCCGCTCGCCGCTCTCACCGCCAAGGCCCGGCACGGACTGGTGACGGTGGAGGTCGACGGCGTCGACTACGTGATGACGGATATCCTCTGCCGGATGCTTGAGCCGGAGGAGGGCGCCGCCTGCCACGGTTTCCTGCCGGGCTCGCTGCCCGCCGAGATCGTCGTCGACGGCAAGCGGCAGCGCCTCACCAAGACGCAAAAATACCACCTGGTCGGTAACAGCGTGCCGCCGCGCATGGTGCAACTGCTCGCCGAGCGCAATGTGCGTCGGGAGCTGGTGATGGAGGCGGCGGAATGAAGCGCGCCGACCTCGCCGAGATCAAGGACATGTTGCGCGACCGGATCGGCGACCTTTGCCTCGCGCTGCTGCCGGACGGCCGGCGCGAGGGGCGGCTGTGGGTGTCGCCCAACCCGGTGACGATGGACCACGGGCAGGTTCCGGCCTTCAAGGTGGCGCTTAACCGCGACACCGGCGCGTGGATCGATTGGCGGTCCGGCGAGAAGGGCGACGTGATCGGCCTCGTGGCCTATGTGCAGACGGGCAATACCGGCAACGTGGGCGATGCGCTGTCTTGGGCAAGCGACTGGCTGGGCATCAGCCGCTTGAGCCGCGACCAGCGGGATGAGTTGGCGCGGCAGATCAAGGTGCGGCGATCGGCGGCGGAGGAAGCCGCAAAGAAGGCGGCGTCCGATAGGCTGGCCGGCGTCGACCGGCTGTGGCGCAAGGGCGACGCGCTGGGCAGCGGCACCGCGGCCGAGGCGCGCGGGCTCGACTATTTTGCGTTCCGGGGCATGCCGCTCGTCAAGGTGCCAAACCTCGACAAGATGACGTTCCGGTTCGTGGCCAGCCTCGAATGGTGGGAGGGGCGCGTTTACCGCTACGACGGGAAGAAGCGGATCCTCGTCAGGCGCGGGCCGGAGTTTCCCGCCATCATTTCCGCCATGCGGGTGCCGACCGGGCAGGTGACGGCCGTACACTGCACCTTCCTCGACCCGGCCGGACGGGGCAAAGCGCCGGTGCCGGAGGCCAAGAAAGCCAAGCTGATGTTCGGTGACGCGCTTGGCGCAGTGATCCGCATCAGCCATGGGCCGGAGGGCCTGCCGCCGGAACAGTCCAGCCAGCCGCATCCGCTGATGATCGGCGAGGGCGTTGAGACCATGGGATCGGCAGCCATTGCCATTTCCGAAGCGCGCGCCTGGGCCGGCGGCAGCCTCTCCGGCATCCGCAACGCCAAGGTGGGGTGGCCGTTCGTCTCGTCTGTGCATCCCTGCGCGGAAAACGACTGGGCCAACCCGCAGGCGCTCGCCCAGTACGATCGGGCGATCGAGGAGCTTGAGGCCCAAGGCAAGCCGGTGTCGCCAATGCGACCGCACTTCGGCAGCGATTTCAACGACCTGATGTGAGGGAATAGACATGCATGATTACACGCCGCGATTGAAAGACACTGCTGTGCTGGAACTCGAAGGTCTTTTTGATGCAGAGCGTCGATTGCTCGAAATCATGGAACTTGTCGTTTCAGAGTGGGCAACCGATCCGATGTCTGTCGCGTGCTTCGACCTCCGTATCGTCGAAGAAGCTAAGCAACTCGTCGCCAAGCGCCACCGGCTTGATTGGTTTCGGCTTTAATTCGGCAGCGATTTCAACGACCTGATGTGAGGAGAAAATGGAAGAACGGCCCAAGTACATCATCATCCACCAGAGCGTGAAACAGTCATGGCTGAAAGACCTCGGCAGCGTCGTGACGCTGGCCGGGCTGATCGGCCTCGGCTGGGCGATCGGATCGACCGCCATGCAGTACGTCGGCGCCGCCATCGCCATGCTGACGCTCTTCGCCAGACAGAAGAACGCGGCCACGACGGCCATTTCGATCGGCGAGGCGAGGGCCATCCTCGACAAGCTCGAAGCCGAAGACGGAAAGGAAGACTGATCATGGCAAAGAGGAAAGGCAATGCACGAGTGGAACAGTCGCTTGAACAGGAGGCCGCGCCGAAGCCGAATGACGGTTCTGCCATCGAGATGGCGCCGGCGGGTGCGCTGGTGGTCGCCGTTGATGGGGTGGAAGACGGCCAAGATGGTTCGCCAGATGCCGCCGAAGCGGTTTCGTCGTCGGCCGGTGGACCGCACGACGATGCGCATGGAAGTGGCGGCTTTTCTATCGATAGTGAAGCCCCGGCCGGTCCGGAAGACGCCTTTCAGTGCGAGGCGTGCGACAAGGTGATCGAACCCGGCGACAAGGTGTGCGATCTGGAAGATGGTGGTGTGCTGTGCGAAGACTGCGCGCCGAAATGGGGCGAGGTGCTGGAGCGCCCGGCCGCATTCGATGTGTCGGCGGCCGAAGCCCGGGAGATGGTCGACAAGCACCTTGGCAGCGGCGGCAGCCTCGATGACCCTTATGTCGGGTACTCGGCCGAGGATGCCAATCATCTGGCCGACGCGATGGCCTACATGCTTCAGGCCGAAAGCACGATGAAGGTCAAACGTGGTACCGCGCTCGAGATGGGACAGGCAAAGCGGGCCGCCTATACCTCGCTCGCCGCGCCGATCGCGGCGGCCGAGGCGGCGGCCTATGCGGCAATGGAAGTCGCGCAGTTGCATCACGGCCCGGTCGACGGGGAATACGGCCTGCGGCTGCTGCCCGACGACGATCTTGCAAAATATGTCTGCGGGCTGAAGGAAGCGGCGGATTTCATCCGCGAGGGCGGAGCCTCAACGGATGGCCGCATTTTCTGGAATCACCTGTCGCTGGGCGGTTTCCACGCGGCCGGCCTCAATAACTGGCAGGACCTGCCGTTCGCCCTGCGCCTCGGCTGGAGCGCGTTCGGCGCTGTGCTCTTGGCCTATGACGTCTTCACGGCCGAGGATAACGCGAAGGCGACGAAGGTGACACCGCCGGCGCGGCGCGTGCCGATCGAGGACACGACGCTGGAGAGGGTGGACGGCGTTCTCGACCAGTTCGACTACGGACGCAAGGGCTAGGCGGCAGGTCGCATCCTGCTGGCGGCGCCGGCCCTCAAAGCCGCCGGCGCCGCTATTTTCACATCATTTGCATTTGCGCAGGTATCCGTGAGCAAAGAACCGCAGGCCGGCATCAAGGGCATCCGCGCCGCTTACATGGACAGCGTGAAAATGCTGTCAGCACGCGCCGAAATCGTCGATCCCGACCCTAGCGAGCCGCGCGACGGCGTCGAGCCCGGCCGATGGGCGAGCAAGCCGCGCATCAGCACGGTACCGCCGCACTGTCCGGTGCAGGTGGTCGGCCACGACGGCGAGGTCACCTACGTGGTCTCGGCCGCCGGCCAGCTTTTCGAGGTCAAGACGTGGGACGCGACGACGCTCTACAAGCTGTTCGCGCCCTACGGCAATTATCTCTGGTGGGCGTGGCCGCGCATGTCCAAGCCCAAGACGGACGATGCCGGCGACGTCGTCGAGCCGAGCCGCATCAACGGCCTCGAGGTGGCCGAGGCGGCGCAATGCCTGATTAACGAGGGCGCCAGGCGCGGCATGTTCGACCCGGCCGAGAGCCATCGGGGGCGCGGCGGCTGGAAAGACGCCCGGACCGGCGACTTCGTGTGGCATTCCGGCCAATTTCTCTGGCGCGTCAACGGCCGGAAACTGGAGGCGAGCATGCCGGGGCTCGACGGCGACGTGCTCTATACCCGCCAGCCCGACACCATCCACCCGTGGCCCGAGCCGGTGGATTTCGAGGATTCGCCTGCCACCAAGCTGCTCGACGGCCTGAAGACGTCCAACTGGGAGCGGCCGGGGCTAGATCCGCTGCTTGTTGTCGGCTGGTTCATGTCCGGTTTCATGGGCGCGGCCGTGGATCAGCGGCCGATCGTGTTCACGACCGGCGGGCATGGTGCCGGTAAGACATTCCTTCAGGGTATCCTGCGCGAAATCTTCCGCAAGGTGGCCTATACCTCTGCCAACTCGACGGCGGCGGCGATCTATCAAAAGCTCAAGCGCGACAGCCGACCGGTGATCATTGATGAGTTGGAGAGCAAGGCGGGCGACAGCCGCGCCACGGCGGTGATCGAGCTGGCGCGCATCGCCTATTCCGGCGACAGCCTCGACCGCGGCGGCCAGAACCACGACGGCGTGTCGTTCATCTGCCGTTCGGCTTTTTTTCTGTCGGCGATCAACGCGCCGGCGATGATGCCGCAGGACAAGAGCCGCATGGCCATTCTCAATCTCTCGCGGCTCGACAAGGCGTCGCGCGCCCGCGCGCTCGAAAAGCCGGTGCACATAGGCATGCACGACGGCCGCATGCTGCTGCGCCAGGTGATGGACGGCTGGCGGGAGTTTCGCGACCGGCTGCTGCCGATGTGGCGCGTCGGCCTGCTCAAGGCGGGCATGAGCGACCGGCACGCCGACACCTACGGCACGCTCTTGGCCTGCTGCGAGCTGGCCGTGGGGCCGCTCGCCATGGAGGAGTGCGGCCTCAAGGTGACCGACCCCGAAGCGCTGGCCGCCACGATCATGGAGGCAACCGAAGCTGAACGGGCCGAGCAGGTGGACAACTGGATGGCCTGCATCATCCGGCTGCTGTCGTCATCGATCGAAGCGTGGCGCGGCGGCGAAAAGCCGACCGTGGGCGGCGTTCTCGAAGACCTGATGGCTACCGGCCAGTTCGAGCCCGAAGCCCGCCAGAAGCTCGCCTGTGCCGGCGTGGGGCTGATCGACAAGGGCAAGGTATGCCAGGGTTACGCGCTGGCAGTGCCGCCGACGGGGCCGGCGCTGTCGCGCATCTTCGCCGACACGGAATGGCACGACGGCGTCTGGTTCAATGCGCTCAAGCAGGCGCCGGCCGACGTGGTGCTGCGCGGCAAGGCGCTGGTGGTCGAGGACGGCGGCAAGGCGAAGGACCGGGCCGTGGTGAAGATCAACGGCGTGTCGCAGCGGTGCCTGGTAATCGACCTGACGCGATTCGACGAGATGATGAGCGGGGTGGATACCTGACATCCGGCTGTCAGTTGTTCGCTTTTCGTTCTCATGAAACAATGCCGGGATGGAATCTCGGTCGATTGTCCTCGATGTCACATTCAGGGCCGCGCTGGCCGATCGCTGGGAACATCTGGAGATCCGGTGCGATGCCTGCGACGTGACCGTGCGCTATGGCGTGCAGGCCCTGCGCACCCGCACCCGGCATCGCGTCGTATCCGACCTGGTGGCGCACCTGCGGTGCCGCATCTGCGGGGCGGCGCCGACGTCCGTCCACCTGGTGCGGACGCACGAGGACGTGGACCCCTTCAAGTTCCTGCCCTTCCGCGTTGAAGAATGGACCCACGACGGCCGGCAGGTAGAGACCATGAAGGCGGCCTGCGGCAGCGTGACGGCCGGCTGGGCGGCCTATCATGTGGTGGTGGCCGACAATCCCGGGCGGCACGTGACGCTCCGCATCGGCTCCTACTTGCTGGCCAGCACGCGGCCAGAGCCGCCGCCCGAGCCCCCGAGTAACGTCACCCAATTGCCTGCGCGAAAGCACGGCACTATTCGGCCGGCGCGCCGTCGGGCGCGGATCGCCCCGTTCTAGGCCCCATTTCGCCAAACCCGACACCCGCCCTCGCTCCATTGACCGTCAGCACTCAACGGTACTCTCGTTCCACCCCGGAACCCAATTGTTACAAGGCGCTCGCGCGGCGCGGCTTAAGTCATTGATCTTCATCAGCCTTGGCGCTCCGCGCCGTGCGAGCACTCAATAAGGGCGACCAGCGCGGAGACTTGGGTTGCAGCCCGATGGGGGCGGGGACGGTTACGGAAGTTACGGGCAGTTACGCCTGATGTAACCGGAAGATCAAGGAAAATCAAAGACTTGTGGCGGTTACGGAAGTTACGGCGATTTGGTCACGTACGCGCGCGCGATCACACACGCGAATTGATGGATGTAACCTCGTAACCTTCGTAACCTTATGTATAACTTATTGTTATGATTGAGGTTGGCGGTTACGGATCGGGTTACAGCGCGGTTACGAGCGGCGGGAATAAAATAATGGTCACGGGCGCAAATGACGGCAAAGAGGGGCGTCGAGAGGCACACACGGGGGCGGAAATCGCCGGAAATCCGCCGCTTCCGGCCGGCGAGGTCGATCCTCGGCCGCTGGCCGACGCCTTGAAGGCGGCGCTCGAAGCCGAGGCCGGCCACCAGCCCGGCCTGTTCGACGATGATGAGCCGGAGCTTCCCGAGACGCTGCCGATCGGCGGGGCGCGATCCCGCCTCGATGCCCAGAGGGGGCGGGGACGGCCGCTCGGCGCCGGCAACAAGCGGTCCGAGCTGCTGCGCGAGCAGCTGCTTAAGCTGGGGTTCGCCCATCCGCTGGTGACGCTGGCGACTATCGCGTCGTCGACGCCTGACGAGGTGGCGGCCGAGATGGTCGGCGGCGTGGCCAACCTTGCCGCCCTGCCGCGCAAGCTGCGGGTCGATGTCGGCAAGGCTGCGGTCAAGGCGATCTCGGATGCAGCCGACCGGCTGGCGCCCTACTTCGAGAGCAAGCGGCCCCAGCAGATCGACGTCCAGACGGATGCCCGGCACCTGTTCGTGGTCGGCCGCATCGACGCGACGGCGCCCGGATCTGCGGCACTGTCGATCGGCGGCGAAAACGGAAATCCATTTGTTATTCAAGAGGTTAGCGAAATCGACGCCGTGCGCACTCCTAGCGATGGTGCGCACGATAAAGACTAGAGCGTTGATATAGCTCGCGAAACGGCTATGAGCGCGCTGATTGAAAATCAGTTGCCTTGGCCGATGGCGCCGCCTGGCCGCGCCAGTCCGGCAGTCCGGCGCCGCCCCGGCGACCGCCACCCCACCACCACCCCTCGCGCGCGTGCGCCTGCGCGCGAGCATTTTCAAAAACGCGCGCCCGCCCCTGCCTGTACGGGGGTGCGCTGTCACACACACCGGCCTCCCGGCGGCAATTGAGGCGGAACGCGGCGACTTACCCTCGAGCCATGGGACAAGGGCGCGGGATTTCCCGCCCTGCCACCGAACCGGGCGCGGGGCATGGCCGACAGCAAATTCAACCTTCACCAGTTCGAACCGCCGGGGCCGGTGGGCGCCGCGTTCCTGACCTCGCTGTCGCCGCTTTCCGTGATCATGGGGCCGGCGGGATCGGGCAAGACGGTGGTGTCGGCCTACCGCGGGCCGCTGCTCGCCTCGCACTTCGCGCCGATCTGCCGGGACGGCGTGATCCGGGTGAAACAGGCGACGATCCGCGACACCTATCGCGACCTCGCCCGCACCTGCCTCGCCACCTGGCACGAGTTCTTCCCGCCAGACGGGCCGCTGACCAAGAAGGGCGGCTACGAGGGCGGCCAGGACCGGCCGATCAAGCACACGCTGACATGGGAGACGATCCGCGACGGCTGCCGGGTGCCGGTCGAGTTCGTCATGCAGTTCGGCGCGATCGGCGACGCCAACATCGAAAGCTTCATCAAGGGCTACGAGCTCACCTACGGTTGGGGCAACGAGTGCGATTTGCTGGACATCCGGGTGCTGCCGCTCCTTTTGCAGCGCACGGGGCGCTATCCGCGCGTTGCCGACATCCATCCGCTGGAACTTCAGCGGCTCCGGCCCGTCGTCGAACAGCAGTTCGCGGCGATGGGAACGAAGCTCGAGGACGGGGAGATCGCCCTGCCGCGCATGGTGTGGGGCGACATGAACCCGCCGGACATCGGGCACGAGCTGCACCGCGTACTGGTGAAGGAAAAGGCGAAGAATCCCGGCTGGGCCTTCTTCAAGCAGCCGGGCGGCCTCAGCCGCGACGCCGAGAACCGCAAGGGCAAGCCCCGGTCGAGCTACGAGCTCGAAGCGCGGACCATGAACGAGTATGACGTGCGCCGCTATGTGCACGGCGAGTTCGGGTGGACGCGGGACGGCAAGCCGGTCTACCCGGAGTTCCGCGAACAGGAGATGGTGGCCGACCAGCCGCTCGACCCCATTCCGGGCCTGCCGATCGGCCTCGGCCTCGATGCCGGCGGTTCGCCTGCCTGCGGCATAGGCCAGTTCCCGCCGAACGGCCAGATGCGCATGCTGGCGGAAATCTGCTGCGATCCCGGCACCGGCCCGAGCCGGTTTTCGGAAATGATCCTGGAAGTCCTGTTGACGCGCTTCCGCGGATTTGCGGTGTCGGAAGCCTTCGGAGATCCAGCGGCGTTCATGGGCAAGATGTACGAGAACGACCAGCTCGCCTACATGGAGATGGTCGCCCGCGCCCTCAACGTGAACATCATGCCGACCTACACCAACGAGGTGGGCGTGCGGCACGAGGCGGTGCGCTGGTATCTCGGCGCGCCGATCGACGCCGTCACGCCGCGCCTTCTGATCGATCCGCGCTGCGAGCGGACCATCGGCGGCTTCGCGGCGCACTACAAGCTGACCAAGCAGGCGACCAGCGGCGCAACCGACCGGGTGTTCGTGGCGAAGAACGAGTACAGCCACATCCATGACGGCTGGCAATACCTCTGCCTCGGCCATCGCGGCCGGGCGGCGGTGATCAAGGACGGCGCCCAACTGGGGCGGCCCGCCAACGTGGTGTCGATCAAGCAGCACGTCGCCAGGACGGACTTCGACGTGTTCTCGGTGTGAGCAATTCACGGCCGCCGGGCGGTGCGATTCTTCCTCGGCGGCGTAGAGCAGCGGATAGCTCGGTGGGTTCATACCCCGCAGGTCGGAGGTTCGAATCCTCCCGCCGCAACCATGCAGGAGGTATCATGACCGAACACAAAGGCCTTCCGGTTGCCGGCTACCAGCCGCAGAGCGGCGAGAAGGTTGCCATCGTCAACGACAACAAGGAACTCGAAGAACGGGTTCTTCGGAAGATCGACGCGATGAAGAACTCGGCCTCGGAAGTCGGATTCGATGGCCGCTGGCTCGCCATCGCGGCGACGCAGATCGAACTGGGATTCATGGCGCTCAATCGTGCTGTTTTCCGGCCCGGCCGCGTCGACCTGCCCGACGATCATGCCGACGACATCGCCGATCTGAAGGCCAGCAACGAGCGCATGGCCGACATCCTGTCGAGCATCCGCAACCGCTTCGGCCTCGCCGACAACGAATCGATCCTCGAAAGGATCGACGGCCTGCTGCCGGTCGCCAAGCCCCAGACGTGAAGCAATACCCCGAGAGAGGGGCGGCGATCGAAATCGGCGAGGCATCCGGCCAAGCCCGCCGCCCCGCCAGGCAGCCCCGTCCGGTCCCGCCGGGCGGGGCATTTTCTTTGGAGGCCATCATGCTGCGCGTCGTCATGCCCGCCCCGCCGTCGGCCGTGCTGGAAGTGGCGCCGCCGTTCGCCCGTCTCCGTGGGCGGCTCCTCGCGCAGGGGCGCGCGAGCGAGACGGCGGCGATCTTCGACGGTGACGAGCTGCTGGTGGTGGCGATGATCATGGCCGTCGACGCCGAACGCGAACTCTGCCTCGGCTTTTCCTCGCGTGCACGCGCACGCATGCGAGAGCTGGTCCGCCTCTGCCACTCAACGATGCTCGCCTACGCCGACAATGGCGTCACGGTGATGGTGTCCGTCCTGCCCGAGAACCGACAGGGGCGCCGTATGGCGCATCTGGCCGGCTTCGTGGCGGATCCGGACCATCCCCGCAAGATGGTTTTCAGAGGAAGCGGCCATGTCGATCTTCGGAAATTCGAGCGCGTCGGCGGACGCGGAGAAAAGCCGGAAGCTGCAACAGATCAGCAATGACCGGCAAATCTCATCGACGCAGGCCGAGGAACAGCGCGTGTCGCCCAGCCGCAAGGCGCCGCGCGGCCGGCGGCTGTTCACGACCGACGTCAATTCGTCGCTTCCCACGACGTTCGGCGGGGGCACCGCGTCATGAGCGAGGCCGACGTTCTCGCCCAGAAGAAGAAGGCCGACAAGGTGTGGTCCGACCGGGCGCCGTGGGATTCGCTCTACCGCGAGGCCTACGAATACGCCATCCCGCAGCGGCGGCCGTCCGGTCAGAACCAGACGAAACGGCTCGCCGACAAGATATTCGACATGACGGCCTGCATGTCGTCGATGTATTTCGCCGGCAGCCTGCAACGTGACCTGTTTCCCGCCGGCAAGGCGTCGATCATCCTCGAATCCGGTCCAGTGGCGCGATCCGCGTTCAGCGCCGGCGGCGTGGCCGTACTCGACCGGCATCTTGGCGCCATAGCCAACCGCATCCAACCGTTCTTCCTGACCGGTGACTGGGACACCGCGGTGCACGAGGCTTGCATCGATCTCGGTGTCGGCAGCGGCGCCGTCATCCCGGTGAAGGGCACGCGGGATAACCCGCTGTCCTTCGTGACGCCGCCTTTCGATGACCTCGCCATGCGGTGCGATATGTTCGGGCGGGTGAACTTCGTGTCGTGGCTACAGTCCCTGTTGCCCGATGAGATCATGGAAGGGTTTCCGGATGGCCGGTTCGACAAGGAGTTCCGCGACAAGGCGGTGAACCGGGCATCGACGCCGATCCGGCTCTATCAGGATTTCTTCGTGCTGCCGGGCGGGCGGCGCTGGCGGATGGTCGCCTATACTGAAGGCGCCAAGGACTTTCACGTCGTGCAGGAGAGCCGCACCAAGCCGCTCGCAACGCCGCGATATTATCGCGTGCCCGGCGAGGCCTATGGGCGCGGACCACTTCTGCTCGCCCTGCCGTCGATCAAGACGCTGAACAAGGCGCAGGAACTAGCGCTGAAATCGGCTGCAATCCAGATGCTCGGCATCTGGGGCTACCGCGCCGGTGGCACGTTCAACCCCGATACGGCCAGCGTCCAGCCCGGCGCCTTCTGGGCGATGCAATCGACGGGCGGCATGCTCGGGCCGGACGTACAGCGCATCGACCCGGCCAACGGCCGCCTCGAAGTCGCCAAGATGGTGATCGGCGACTTGCAGCAGCAGATCAAGCAGGCGCTCTATGACATGCGACTGCCGGAAGAACAGGGCACGCCCAGATCGGCGTCGGAGATTGCCGCGCGGCTGCAACAGAAGGCTGAAACGCATATCGGCGCCTTCGGTCGCCTCACGCGCGAGATCATGCCGGTGATCGTGCCGCGCGCCGCCGAAATCCTCTACGATTTCGGCATCCTGTCGTCGCCTCTCAACGTCGACGAGTTCCTGATTTCCTGCTCCGTCCGGAGCCCGATGCAGGCGGCGATGAACGCCGACGACATGCAGTCGATCGCATCTTATCTCGAATTTGCCCAAGCGATCGTCGGCCAGCCGAACGTCAAGTATTACGCCGACCTCGACAAGGTGATGGAGCTGGTCCGCAAGGGCTTCCAGATCCCGCAGAGCGTCGTGCCGGACGAACAGAAGGTTGCCGCCATGCGCCAGCAGGACGCGGCGCAGCAGGCCATCGCCGCCGCCATGCAGGCGGGCGGCATCGACCCTACCAAGGTCACGCAACAGGCAGCTTAGGAGATGAATCATGCCGTATTACCGAAAAAAGCCAGTGGTCATCGAGCCCGCTTCAGTCCCGGCCGAGAGCTGACGCCATGAACGTGCTCGCCAGCAAGCGACAGGCCATGTCGCTGGAACAGCTTCTCGAGAACGGCTGGGACGGCTTCGAGCAGTTGGAAAGGCTCAACCTCTCCCCGCCGAAGGACGGCTACCGGCCGTCCGACAAGGTGGCGCGCGTCGCCCATGCGCTGACGCTGAACCCCGACACGCTCGAATTCCTCGACTGGCTGATGGACATCACGCTCAGGGCGCCGCTGCGTGTGCCCGATGCCGGAATCGAACAGGTTGCGCTCGCCTACGCCACCCGCAGGGGCATCAACGGCGTGGGTGAGGCCGTGCTGGCGGCCATCGAAATGGGCCGCAAACTCCAGGAGGAAAACCATGCACATGATCGGCAAACTTCTGAATAGCGTTGCGCGCGCTCCCGACGGGGCCGGCGGCGCCGGTGGTGGTGAATCTGGCACCCAGCCGGCAACGCCTGGTGCCGAGGGCGCCGGCGCGCCGCCGTCCGTCACCCCTCCTGCGGCGGACGGCAACCCTCCGGCTGACGGCGGCAATCCTCCCGCTGCCTCGCCGGAGGGTCCCTATCGGCCCGACGGGCTTGCCGAAAACCTCTATGGCAAGAGCGATCGAGAGACCATCGACAACCTCGCCAAGGCCGTGAAAGGATATCGCGACCGTGATGCCAAGGGCGGTGGCGTGCCGGATGAGGCGGCGGGCTACATTGCCGATGTCCAGAACGTGCCGGAGAAGGCAAGGGGGTATTTCGACGCGCTTTCCTCCGACCCCGTGTTCCAGAAGATCGCCGACGTTGCCAAGGAGAACGGCGTCTCCAAGGGGGCATTCGGCGCGCTGCTCGGCGCCTTCCTCGAAGGCAATGTCGACGCCGGCATGTTCGATCCGCTGATCGACGTCGCCGCCGAGAGGTCGGCGCTGATTCCCGACCACGCCAAGGCGCTGCCGCAGGTGGAACAAAATGCGGCCATCGACAAGCGGATGCACGACAATATCGCTTGGCTTGATGCCATGGTTCAGCAGGGCATGCCAAAGGAAGCGGCCGACTATGCCCAACTGATGATGTTCGACACGGCGAAAGGGCACCAGTTCGTCGAGTTCTTCCGGTCGCGGATCGAGGGCGGCGGAATCAAGCCGCTTGGTGGGGGCGGCGGCGGAGGCAACGCGGACAGCCGCGATAGCCTGCGGGCCGAAATGGAGCTGCCGAAGCACACCATCGGCAGCAGGGAATTCGACCAGGCATCCTACAACGCCCTGATGGAGCGCTACCAGAAGCTCGGCAGCACTTAACATCGGCCGGCTGGACTTACCTTCTGGGCTACCGGCCGGGTAGACCCACTCGCGGCGCGGCTATCCTCGGACCCGCGCCGCTTCTGGCTCCATCGACCCTGCATGGCAAACGCAACCTGTAGGGACCAATCATGACCGATTATTCGACGAACCCCACCGCATGGTTTCGCGAAGTCATCGTCGACAAGGTGACGATCCTCGACAAGACCAAGGGCGACTACCTCGCCGGCATGTTCATGCCGGGCGACCGCGACGGCAGCTCGATCAAGTTCCCGCGGTCTTCGACCGGCACCGTGATGTATCCGCTGACCGGCGCCATCGAGCCGGTGGTGCCGAGCGGCATCGCCATCGACGTGGTGACCTGCCAGCCCGAGTATTTCGAGGCCGCCGCCTTCGTCAAGCGGCAGGACATCAACAAGATCGGTTCCAGTCCGGCGCTGCAGCAGGTGCTCGCCGACGATTTGCAGCGCTCGCAGCGCGTCAAGAAGGACACGATCAAGCTGAACGCGCTCAGCAATTTCGCCGGCATCGAGACGATCGGTACCGGCGGTTCCATTCTGGATATCCTCGACATCAGCGAGGCTTCCGACCTCATCCTTGGCGTCGGCGAGGACGAAGAGATCTACTGCCCCATCCCGTTCTCGTGGATGACGCAGCTCGAAATGTACAAGGAGTTCGCCAACTCTCAGTGGCAGGGACCGACAGACCTGCCGCTGGCCAGCCGCATCGGCGTGCGCAAGCGCACGTGGAAGGGCGTCAATCTGTTCACCGTGCCCGACTACATGCTCGAGCCGTTCAAGCCGGCGGAGGGTGAGCTGGTCACGTGGGCCTGGTCGAAGTCGGCCATGGCGGCGGAAACTCCGGTCGACCAGCAGAACGTCGACATCTCCACTCGCAAGGACCTTCAGGGCAATCCTGAGCAGTTCAAGACGATGGTGGCAGGCGCCGCCGTCGGCCTGAACCCGAAAGGCGTCAAGAAGCTGCGCTTCAAGTTCGCCAAACGGGCGACGCGGCCGGTCGAGACCGTCATCACCGAAGCGGCTGGCGGTTGACCGGCGCCTTGAGCGCCCGCCCTGGCCGCGGGCGCTTTCCTCTCTCCAATCATCACGTGAGGCAAGAAAATGGCACTCGCCAAGGCTGCGTTCACCCGTGTCTCGACATCCGTCCGCGACGGCGCCCAGAGCGGTCTGCACTTTTATTCGACCGCCGATGCGTCGGCGGCGATAGTCACCAATGGTTATTTCAACGGCGTGCGCGACAAGGTGAAGGTCGGCGACCTGGTGCTGGTCACCGCCGGCCTTGGCGGCGTACCGGCCACCCATGTGCTGCGTTTCGTTGCCGTGCCGGCGACTGGAGACGTCACCGTCGCCCAGGCGATCGTCGTCGCCTAACCGGGTCTCCGACATGACCTCAGCAGCGGCCAACCGTGCGCGCATCGTCAACCAGGCGCTGGCGCGCCTCGGAACGAAGGCGAAATTCTCCGCCGATTCGACGGATCGCCTCGCCGGCATCATCGATCTGATTTGGCCGATGACGGTCGGCCGCTGCTTCGGCATGCATTCCTGGACATGGGCGACCGAAGTTGCAGTGCTCGTCCGCCGAGCCGAGGTGGCGCCAGACGGCTACGAGTATGCTTTTGACCTGCCGCCTGGCACGTCCGGGCCGCAGCTTCGCTTCTTCGCTGACAGCGACTGCCGCAACCTTATCCGGGATTTCCGGATCAACGGCGCCGTACTCGCCTGCCGCGTGCCGTCCGTGTGGGCGGAAAGCCCCTATCCGGTCGATCCGGGTGCGTGGGATCCGTTCTTTTCGGCTGCCTTCGTTGTGGCCCTCGCTTCCGACCTCGCCGTACCGCTGCAACAGGACACCGACAGCCGCGACCGATATTGGCAGGAGGCGTTCGGCACGGCCAGCGAGGGGGGCACCGGCGGCATGTTCGGCCGGCTCATCTCGCAGGACAGGGCGCGCCAGCCGCAGGAATCGCCGCAGCGCTGGAGCGATCCGCTGACCGCCGCCCGCTACCTCCCCTGAAGGTGAGACATGGTCAACCGCACGGGTGATTTCGCCACCTCGTTCGCCTCCGGCGAGTTCTCCGAGGACTGCCTCGACCGCATCGACATCAAGCAGTATTACGCCGCCGGCAAGCAGGTGAAGGGCTTCGAGCCGGTGCCGCAGGCCGGCCTGCGCCTCATGCCCGGCACGCGGCTTGTCGGCACCTGGCCGACCGCGACGCCGCCGCGCTTCTCGGGCTTCCGCGTCGACGCGGCGACCGGCTACATGATGGCGGTCAGCCCCGGCAGCGTCAGGGCCTATCTCGGCACCACGCTTTCCGCCACGATCGCCGCAGCGGCCATCACGACGGCCAACATCGACGACGTCGACTTCTACGGCGAAGCGAACACCTTCGGCATCTTCGGGCCGGCACTCAAGAGCCTGCGCATCCGCTCGTTTTCCGGCGGCGTGTGGACGCTCGACGACTGGCCCTTCGAGAACATCCCGGAAGTCGACTACGGCGGCGACTATGCGAAAACCGCCGACGTCTGGGAAATCTGGGTGAAGATGGCCGAATCCACCTATCTGTCGATCGCCGTCACCGTCGACGGCGAGACGACGGCGGCCGTCAATCTCGGGCCGGACGTGCTTTCCGGCGCGGCCACCGAAGCGCAATGGAGCGCATGGGCTGCGGCGATCGCCGCCGCCATGAACGGCCTGCCGTCGCTTTCGGACGGCGGGGTAACCGTGACGCAGGCCTCCGTTTCCGGCGCGCGCCGGCTGACCGTGACCTTCGGCGGCGACCTCTCGGGCGCCGAATACGACGTGAGCGGCGACATCGTGAACACTTCGGTGGCCTCGGCGCTGGCCACGCACAAGACGATCGGCGAGACGGCCGGCGAAGCCTTCATGAGCGCGACTCGCGGCTGGCCGGCCAACATGAACCTCTACCAGGACCGCGCCGTCTACGGCGGCGTGCCGGCGCGGCCGTCGGCGCTGATGATTTCCGAGGTCGGCGAGTATTTCCAGCTCAACATCAAGCGGCAGAAGGACAGCGCCGCCCGGCTCGATGCCATCCGGACGCAATCGACGGAAACCATTCTTCAGGCGATCGACACCAAGTATCTCGTGGTGTTCACCGATCTGACTTCATATTTCGTGCCGAACCGCACCGTGGAGCGCTCGACGCCGCTCAACTTCGTGAAAACGGGCAGCCAGAACATCGGCCTTGCCAAGGGCACCAAGGTGTTCGAGATCGACAACTTCCTGTTCTGGATCGGCGCCACCGGCAACATCCTCTATTCGGCCCAGTATAACGACGTCTCGACCAGCTACGACGCGGTGCCGCAGAGCCTTCTTTCCTCGCACCTCGTTTCCGGCATCGCGCGGACGGCGATGCAGCGGCCGAGCGGGGCGACGAACGCCAGCCGCTTCTGGATGATGCGCGACGACGGCCGCCTCGTGCTGGCGCCGATCATCGCTTCGCAGGACATCACCGGGGTGGTGGAATGGCTTTGCGCGGCGGAAGGCCTCGTCAGGGACATCGGCCAGGACGGCGACAACCGGATATGGCTCGCCGTGGAACGCAACGGCATCGGTACCATCGAAGTGCTCGAGGAGGATCTGCCGTTCCAGTCGGCGGTGACGAAGACGATCGAGGGCACGCTGTTCGACGGCCTCGGCCACCTCGAGGGCGCCGACGTGTGGGCCGAGGATGCGGCCGGCTTCATCTTCGGCCCGTTCACGGTGACCGCCGGCGCGGTGACCCTGCCGGAGGCCGGCACCTATACCGTCGGCGCGTGGGTGGCGCCGGTGGCCGAGACCATGCCGGCCGTGCTGATCGTTGCCGACAACAAGATCATCCGCCGGCCCGGCCGCATCCACACGGCGCATCTTTCGCTGATCGACACCACGTCGATCGCCATCGGCGCCAACGGCGAGGAGCCGGAAGAAATCGAGCTGCTTTCGATCGACGATCCGTTCGACGCGCCGATGCCGGGCAAGTCGGGGCTGTTCACGGAAACCGGCATGCCCGGCTTCGTCGACGCGCCGACGCTCGTCATCACTCAACTCAGGCCGGGCCGGCTTAGGCTGAGGGACGTGACCGTGGAGGCGAAGCTGTGACCGTCCTTTTCGACCTTCTGCCCGCCGCGCTTGGTGGAACGGCTGCCGCAGGGGCAACGGCGGCAGGAGCTGCGGGCACCGCCGTTGGAACGGCGGTTGGTGTCGGCGGTGCCGCCGCCGGCACAGGCATCAGCCTGTCGTCGATCCTTTCCGGCACGGCATCCCTGCTATCGGTGGTCGCGGGCATGGCCGGCGCCAATGCCGATGCGGAGGCGCTGGAACAGCAGGCGCGCGAAGCGGACATGGAACAGCAGACGGAGGGCGTGAAGGGCAGGGCGAACCAGCTCGCCATCAAGCGCGAGATGATGGACGCCGTGGGCCAGCGCGACGTGGCGGCGGCGGCCTCCGGCGTCGACCTCTCCTTCGGCACGGCGGCGGAGGTGCGCAAGGATGCGTTCCGCGAGGCCGACCAGGCGCTGACCAGCAACACCTTCACCACCATGTCGAACCAGAGCCAGTACGAGCAGCGGGCAGCGACCTATCGCAAGCGCGCCAAGCAGGTGAAAAGCGCCGGCATCATGAACGCGCTAGTGGGCGGCCTGACCGCCTTCGCCTGATCACGGGAGAGCACCATGGCGCGCATGCGCGAACCGGCCGGCTACCAGCCGTTCCGCCTCAATCCGATCCTGCCGGAAGGGCGCGTCGGCCAGCCGGCGTTCGGCGGCGACCTATGGTATCGCACCGCCGACGCCCTGGCCAAGGCGGCCGGCGTGTTCGGCCAGCGGGCAAAGGAAAAACAGGCCCAGGCACAGGATCAGCGCGACCTTCAGGAAGCGCTCGCTTCTTCGGAAGGCTCGACGACGATCAGCGGCGGGCCGGTGCCCGACATCGGCGCCGGCGACCTCGGCACGGCGATCGATGCCGCCGCCGGGAAATATGGCGAGGACGCGAAGACGATGCGCGGCATCGCCTTCATCGAAAGCCGCGGCGACGTCAAGGCCTACAATAAAGGCAGCAAGGCGGCCGGCCCATTTCAGTTCGTGCCGGGTACGGCGCGCGACTACGGCCTCGCCAACCCCTACGATCCCGCCCAGGCCTCCGACGCGGCGGCCCGCCTCCTGCGCGACAATCGCGCCTACCTGAAGAAGTCGCTCGGCCGCGATCCGACGCCGGGCGAACTGTACCTTGCTCACCAGCAGGGCGCCGGCGGCGCCGAGGAGCTGCTGAAGAACCCCGACAAGCTCGCCGTCAACGTGGTGCCGCTCAGCCACATCCTTTCGAACGGCGGCACGGCCGACATGACGGCCGGCCAGTTTGCCAAGCTCTGGATCGACAAGATGGGCGGGGCGCCCGGCGTCACCCGCTCGGCGCCGGGGGTGCGATCGAGCAACCCGGATACGCCGTTCGGCCGACACGCCGTGGACTACTGGCAGCGCATCCAGGTGTCGATCGACAAGGATGTGGGCGAGATCGAGACGAGGTTCGCCGACGATCCGGCGGGCATGACGCAAGCGCTAACCGACCTCAGGAAAGCCTATCAGCCGCAGATATTCCCCGAACTGCAAGCCGACTTCGATGCGACATGGCAGCGCTCTACGGCGCCGGCCATCGCCCAGGCCGGCAAGCGGGCCGAAGCGAAGCTGACCGCCAACCAGCAGGCGACGTTCCTCGGCAACATCCAGTCGTCGGAAGAACAGCGCGACAGGGCCGTGGAAGGCGCCGTGCCGGGCTCGACGGCTGGCCTTGCCGATCTCACGCGCCGACAGGGCGAGATCGACGCCCAGTATGACGAGGCGGCGAAACGCGGCTACATCACGCCACTTCAGGCGATCGACCAGAAGACGGCCAGCCGGCGCGCCACGGTGGGCCGCTTCTACGAGCGGCAGGGCGAGGCACTGACGACGCCCGAGGACGTGGCGGCGCTTCGGAAGAAATATCATGAAGATTTCGCGGCGGGAAAGCTCGACGGGATCGATCAGCAGGGATGGGAATCTCTCGACGCGCGGATGGGGGCGATCGAGGCGAAGAAGCGCACCGAAGGCAATGTCGCCGACGCGGCGCTGAAAACCCGCGCCGACGATTTGGCGGCGCGTGTCGCGGCTGGTGGCGAGGCCAGCCCGGCCGAGATCAACAAGCTGACGACGGACGCCGGGACGGCGCCGAACGGCGAGGCCATCGTGCGCGGCGCCACGGCCAAGATCGAAGTGGCGAAGATCCTGCGAGACCTGCCCGTCGACCAGGCGGAAGCCAAACTTCAGGAAATGTCTGATCAGGTTTCGACCGATCGCTATATGGCAGCGCCTTCACCAGAAGGCCTCGTCCAGCCGGGCAATATCGATCTTACGGCGAGGCCACACGTCCAGAACGCCGACGGAAGCGTGTCGACCGTCCGCAGCATGTCGTTCGGCGAAGATGGGGTGGAAGTGCTTGTCCCCACTGTTTCAGACGACGGCCGGCTGCTCACCGATGATGAGGCCATCGACGAATATCACCGCACGGGTAGATTCCTCGGCAAGTTCAAGGATGCGGACAGTGCCACGGCCTATGCCGAGGCCCTGCATCAGCAGCAAGCATCCGGCGATGCGCCCGGTCGCGCGCCGACCGCCGAGGAACTGGAAGCCATCCAGTTCGGCAAGCAGCAGGTGCTGAAGACACGCACCATGCTGGCGAAAGACCCGCTCGGCCTCGCGGTTGAGCGCGGTCTTGTCGGCGATGTGCCGGCGCTCGACCTTTCCGGAGGCGTCGAAGCGGCGGCGCTCGCCGGCGATGTGGCCCAGCGCGTCGTCACGGCGCGGGCCATCTCCGAACACTACGGCATCGCGCCGCGCTATCTCCGGCCCGGCGAGGCGAAGGAACTGGCCGGGTTGCTGAAATCCGATCCGGACGCCGTGGCGTCGGCGCTGACCGGCATCGTCGGCGGCAGCGCTTCGGCGGCGCCCGACATCCTCGGCGAGATTTCGGAAAGCTCGCAGCCGATCGCCGATGCCGGACGCCTGTTGCTCGCCGGCGGATCCGGCGATACGGCGCTCGACCTCCTGCGCGGCGCGTCGAAATCGCCGGACGGCAAGGAGTGGAAGTCGATCAAACCGGAAGTGCAGGCGCCGTGGGCGGCACAGACGATCGGCAACGCCTACGAGGCGATGCCCGAGGACATGCGCCGGCTGAAGTCGTCTGCCGCGCTGATCGCCCGCTATCGGCTGGCCGAGGCCGGCATCCTGCCAGACGATCCCGGTGCCGAAGACATCTACAAGCAGGCGCTCAACGAGGCTGCCGGCGCAACGATCGTCGGCGCACATCAGTATGGCGGCATCGCCGATCTCGACCGACCCGGCTACTGGAGCGGCAGCGACCAGGTGATCGTGCCGAGTGACGTCGACGCCAGCCGGTTCGGCGATTTGCTCGACGCCATCCGGGACCGCGACCTGCCGAGCCGACCGGCGACAGACGACGGCACGCCACTCAACTGGGGCGAAATCCACGGTGCGCGGCCGGTCGCCGTTGCCGGCGGCTACGTGTTCGTGCTCGGCGACCAGACTGGCGGCAACGGCCGGATGTTCCGCAACGCCGACGGCACGCCCTGGGTGCTCGACCTCGACAGTCTGCTGCCGACGCTGGCGAAGCGCACCGTCGGGATCGTCAGGGGGTATTGATGCCGTTCGACCTTTCCAAGGCCTACCCCGGCCGTGCCGGCAGCTCCGAGGCAGCGCCGGACGATGGCGGCTGGCTCGGCGCGATGGGCCGCCTGTACAGCGCGACGGTGGCAGACAGCGACGCCGTGCGCAACAGCATGTCTTCGCGCCTCATGCTGCGCGAGGCCTACCAGCGGCGGATCGAGGCCATCAAGGCGGCGACGGGCGCCAGCATGGACAATCCGATGGACGATCCCAACCAGCCGCCCGGCCTTGGCGGCGGGTTCATGCCCGTGCGGGGGTTGACGCCGACGCAGGCGGCCGTCCGCTGGGGGCTTCAGGCTGAGAAACTGGCGAAGAAGTTTCCCGGTCAGCGGCAGATCATCCTCGGCGACAAGACGGTTGCCGAGGAAGCCGACGATCTGGCGCGCCAGAAAGCGCGCGACCTTTCCGAGGCCGCCGCCGATCCGCGCCTTGGGACGCTCGGCAAGCTTGCGGCCAGCTTCGCCGGCGGGGCTGTAGGCATGGTGCGCGACCCGATGCAGGCACCGCTGCTGTTCGCCGGCGGCGGCTTCCTCGGTAGCGGCAAGACGATCATCGGCAGCATCGCCCGGACCATGGCGTCGGAGGCCATCGTCAACGCCGGCGCCGAAGCGGCCGTGCAGCCCTTCGAGCAGAGCCGCCGCCAGCGCCTCGGCATGGAACACGGGGCCGGACTGGCCGCCGGCAACATCGCGGAAGCCGGCGCAGTCGGCGCGGCGTTCGGTGCCGGCGGCAAGCTTGCCGGCGCCGCTGTCCGCAAGATGCTTGGCGCCCGCACCATCGCCGACCTCGAAGCCGCCGCCAAGGAAGCGGGCGTCGAACTTGACGAGACGAACAAGGCCATGGCGCGGCAGGCAGAACTTTCCGATGCCGCCGATGCCAGCGCCTTCGGCACGCCGCCGGCCGGGCTGACGCCGGACGAAGCCTCCATGCTGAAGGCGCAGGCGATCGGCGCCGCCGAGTTTCCGACCGAAGCGGCGCGCGCCGTCGGCCCGGTCCCGAAACCGGAACGTCCGCCGGAGGTGGCGCGCGTCGTCGACGAAAGCCAGAAGGGCGAGAGCGGCGCCATCGGCGGCAAGCCGGTGACCTATGCCAGCTTCGATCCGAAGGACATCGGCACGGACGCGCGCGCCTTCCAGTACAAGGATGGCGGCGACGCGGCCGGCGTGACCGATCGACTTGCCGGCGTCACGCGCTGGGACCCGATGGCGAGCGGCAAGGTGTTCGTCTTCGAGCGCGCGGACGGCGCGAAGGTGATCGCCGACGGACACCAGCGGCTGGGGCTGGCCAAACGCCTCGAGGCGGCCGGCCAGGACGTGAAGCTCGACGGCTACGTGTTCCGCGAGGCGGACGGCTGGACGGTGCCCGACGTGCGGGCGCTCGCCGCCAAGAAGAACCTGCAAGAGGGCAGCGGCAGCGTGCTGGATGCCGCCCGCATCCTGCGCGACCGTCCGGATATTCTCGACGCCAGCCTGCCGACCACCGGCCCGATGATCCGCAAGGCACAGGGCCTCGCCCGGCTTTCCGACGACGCATGGCGGATGGTGACGAACGGCCTCGTGCCGGACAGCCACGGCGCTTTGGTGGGCGAGATGGAGGCCAACCCGGCCCGGCACGCCGCCATTCTCGCCGATCTCAAGCGCTACGCGCCGGACACTGAACGGGAAGCGCGGCTTCTCGTGCAGGAAATCCAGCAGTCGGGCGTCTCTCACGAGACCCAGACGGACATGTTCGGCGCCTTCGACGTGGCGAAGACGCTGATCGGCGAGCGCGTCAAGGTGCTCGACCAGGCGATGCAGCAGCTCCGCACCGACAAGCGGGTGTTCCAGCAGCTTTCGGCCAATGCCGACCTGATCGAACAGGCCGGCAACAGCCTCGATCGCACCGGCAACCGAGTGCGCGCGGTGAGCGCCGACTTCGTGGCGACGCTGATCGAGAAGATGGCACGGCGCCGGGGCGAGATGAGCGACCTCCTGACCGACGCGGCGCGGGCGGTTTCGGAAGGAAAGACCATCGCCAACCAGTCGCGGCGATTCCTCGACGACGTGAAGGACCTGATCGAACGGCGCGGCTTCAGCCGGCTGATGCAAGACGCGCAGAGGCCGGAGCCTGTGCTGAAGCCGGCCGTGGCGCCGGAGCCGGGAAGCGCCGAGGCGCTGCGGATTGCCGAAGCGGCGGCGCCAATCCCGGAGCCTGATACTGCGGCCGAACTGTCGCTTTGGGACGTGCTGCCCGACGGCGCGAACGCCGACGGCACGCCGCGCTTCGTCTCGGCTGTCGACCAGATCGACCGGGCCGACCGGACGCAACACCTCGCCACGATGGCCGAACTCTGCACGATGCCATGACATGAGGGTATGATGGGCTTCAAGGATTGTCTGGTTTCGCTTGCCGCCGAAGGCGACATCACCAAGGAGGAAGCGGCCTTCCTCGCGGACGAATTCGAGGAAAGGTTTGCCCAGGCACGGCTTTCTCTCGGCGATGGCCCGGCGGCCGGCGCTGCCCGCGAAAAGCTGATCGCCGACCTGAAGGCCGACGCGGCGGAGCAGAAACGGCAGGCGCACCTGACTGAAGCGACTCGCCTCGGGCTTAAAGAGGAACTTCAGGGCTACCGCAACGCCTCCGGCGAGCCGGACGTGTACGAGGCATCGCTTGGTGAACTCAGCCACTACGGCTTCCGCGGCATGTCGTCGATGCGCGGAAAGTCCGAAGCGATCATCGCCATGGCACACGGCAAGCTCGCCGACCTGATGTTCACCTTCGACCGCACACCCGTGCTCGGCCGCCGCAAGAACATGGTGACGGCCGCCGACATGGTGCGCGAGATGCGCGGCGAGAACACCGGCAACGCCCTTGCCAAGGCGCTCGGCGAGAACCTGTCGGAAGTGTTCGAGTATCTGCGCCAGCGGTTCAACAATGCCGGCGGCAGCATCCCGAAACTCTTGAACTGGGGTATGCCACAGACCCACGACGCCGCCCGCATTCGCGCGCTCGGCAAGACAGCCGTCGAAGCCAAGGCGGTCTGGAAAAGCTTCATCGGACCGTTGCTGGATCCCGACAAGATGATCAGCCCGCTGACCGGCCAGCCGGTCGGCGCCGGCGGCCTCGACAAGGCGCTTGACTACGCCGCCGATTCCATCCTGACCGGCAACTGGGCGCACATGCAGCCGGCGATGCGGCCGCAGGGGCGCGGCAAGCTGGCCAGCCAGCGGCAGGACGAGCGCTTCCTGGTATTCAGGACGGCCGACGACTGGCTTGTCTACAACGAGCGTTTCGGCACGGGCGACGTGATCCAGACGGCCTTCGATCACATCAACTCCATGGCGAAGGATATCGCCGCGATGGAGAAATTCGGGCCGAACCCGGATGCCATGGTGGCGTGGATGACGCAGGTTGTCCGACACGAGATCGCGCAAGCGGATCTCGGCAAGGCCAGCTTCGCGCGGCCGACCGGCAAGGTGAAGGGTTGGGCGGAAGGCAAGGGCAACCCGGGCGCCGTGGCGGCCTATCGCATCGAAAGCCTCTACGACACCCTGCGCGGCCGGCCGACCGTGATGGGCGGCGTCGCCAAATCGACGGCGGATATCCGCAACCTCGCCAATTCCGCCATGCTCGGCGCCGCCGGCGTGACCGCCTCGGTAACCGATCCGTTCGTCGCAGCGTCGGCGCGGCGCCTCGCCGACCTGCCGGTGTGGAAGCCGTTCGGCCAGTTGTTCGCCATGATGTCCAAACAGAACCGGAAGGACATCGTGGCGTCGGCGGTGATCTGGGACGACTTCATGCACACCTATCGCGACGAGGCGCGCATGCTCGGCGTGATGACGGGCTCGGACTGGTCGAAATATCTGGTCGACCGCTCGATGACGCTGTTCGGCCTGAAGCCGGTGACGACGGCGCGGCAGCTCCTCGAGGCGCGCATCTGGCATCGTGAGATCGCCTCCCAGTCCGGCACCGAATGGGCCGACCTCACGCCCCGATTCCGCGCCGCCATGGAAGGGTTCGGCATCAGCGCTTCCGACTGGCTGGTCATGCAGAAGTCGGTCGATCCGGACGGGCTCGTCACGCCCATGTCGATCGTCGGGGAAACCGGCAATCGTGATGTGGCCGAGAAGCTGGCGGAACTGACCATGAGCTGGCGCGAGCGTTCCGTGCCGAGCGGCACGCCGAACACGCGATCGATGTTCACCGGCAAGGTGCCGCGTGGAACCATGGTTGGCGAGACGGCAGAATTCTTCCTTCAGTTCAAGAGCTTCGGCCTGTCGTTCGCGGCCAACCAGATTGAGGCGATTTCCCGATATGCCCTGAACGACAGCCGAGGCGCGAAGATCGGCGCTGCGCATTATGCCTCGACGCTGCTGATCGGCCTGACCATCGGCGGCGCCATCGCACAGCAACTGATCGGTCTCAGCGATGGCAAAGACCCGGAAGACATGACGACGGCGAGCTTCTGGGGAAAGGCCTTTCTGAAGGGCGGCGGCTTCGGCATTTTCGGGGATATGCTTCAGGCCAATACCAACCGGTTCGGCACCGGCCTTGCCGGAATGCTCGCCGGTCCCGGTGCCGCCCTGCTGTCGGACACGGTGCAACTGCCCTTCGACATGCTGAACTCGGCGGAGGGCAAGACGGCCAAGCCGGCGATCGATTTCGCCGGCCGCTACACGCCGATCCTGCCGAGCTTCTGGGCAACGCGCGGCGCCTGGCGGCGGATGGTGCTCGACCAACTGCAATGGCTGGCCGACCCCAAGGCACACCAGAGCTTCCGGGCCAAGGAGCGCGATCTCAGGAAGCGCACCGGGCAGGACTACTTCTGGCGGCCGGGCGACCCGCTGCCGGCAAGGGAGCCGGACCTGTCGCACATAGGCGGCAATTAACGGGCGCGCGCGCGATTCACAATCGGGCCAAAGAAGAGGCCCGACATGGTGCAGCCCTATCCGCTTCCGCGAAGCTATCGCGAGGCCGGCCCGTATGACTTCGACGGCGTGTCGGCGGTCTACGGGCCGTTCGGCGCGCCCGGCCAGTTCTCCATCTTCGATCCGGAAGACGTCGTCGTAGAGGTGCGTGCCGGGGAGACGGCCGACTGGATCGAGGTTGACGCGACCATCGCCAAGACGACGGCGGCGGCTCTGTCGCCCTTCACGGTGACGTTCGGAGAGGCCTATTCCGCCACGCACGATTTTCGGATTTCCGGGCGCCGCCTGCACGAACGCAGCCTCGACGTGACGAAGGGCGTGAGCATTTCGGCCGACAAGCTGGAACTGGAGCTATCCAAACAGGCGGCGTGCCTGCAAGAGCAGCGGCGCGACATCGACGCTTCCACGGCAAGAGTTTCCGCTGTGCTCGAAACCGTCACCGATGCCGTCGAGACCACAACGGCCAACGCGGAGGCGGCGGCCGACGCGGCCGAGGCGGCCGCCCACAGCGCCGAGGCGGCGTCTACGTGGGACCCGTCCTCCTACTCCACCACAGCCCAGATCGAGGCCATGCTCGCCGGCTACGTGCCGGCGACGAGGACGATCGCCTCCGGCCCTGGCGTATCGATCAATGGCGGCGCGAGTGCGACGCTTGGCGCAACGGTCACCGTGTCGCTCGACTACGCGACGGAGGCCGAAGCCAAAGCGGGTGTGCTTACTGGCAAGCCGATGTCCCCGCTCAACGTAGCTCAGGCCATCGCCGCGCATGGGAGCGGATACACGGATGTCGACTTCATAACCGTGTCGGGTAACTACACGTTCCCTGCTGACCTTGACCCGTCCATCGATCCGCTCGTGTTCGTCTGGGGTGGCGGTGGCGGGTCGAATTCGTCGTCTAATAGTTACGGTGGCGAAGGCGGAGTGGCGTGTGGAACAGTCACCGCCACGGCAGGCGAGGTTGTAGCCGCCGTGGTCGGTGCCGGGACCGTCTCGTCTACCGCGGGCACGTCGTCCTTCAAGGGGCTTAGTGCGACCGGTGGGTCTAGCAATCAGGCCAGCGGAAGTGTCACCCATGGTGTAGGCTCTGGCGGCAATATACAAAACACCTATGTAGAGAATTGCCGATTTTCCATCACCGCTATGCCAGCCGGTAGAGAGCTTACGGCCGCCGTTTTTTCGCTCCAGGCATCAGTTAGACGCGCCGCGTTCCCGAATGAAGCTCTGTCAAACGTTCAGATTTCTGGAAAGTCAGCCGCCGCAGCTTGGGATCGCACATCCGCATACTGCCCCGGCGCTCGTGGATATTATAACACCATCCTCAGTTACGGGGTAAACGGCGCTGTGGCCGTTTTCTATCGGAGAAAGTCATGATCGGAATTGTCCTTGCCGGCGGCCTTGTCGTGAACGTCATTGCGCTGGCGGATGACGCAGACCCGGCGGACTTCGGCGCTGTGCTCGGCCCGGACGGTGTCGATATCGGTATTGGGTGGACCTTCGACGGGGCGACTTGGGCCGCGCCAGCCGAGGCCGCCTCGTCGCTCGACGATCTCCGCGCCGCCAAAATCGCGGCCATCAACGCCGCCGCCGACGCCCTGCTCTCCGCTGGCGCGCCGGTTGACGGTGGGCTGCACGTCGCCCTCGATACCGACAGCCGGTCCGATCTCACCGCCATGGCGGCGACCGCGACGGCGGCCGCCAGCGGCGCCGTCTCCTGGCCGGAGAGCTATTCGCGGGGGTGGATCGCGCTCGAGAACACACGCATCCCTCTCGCCACGCCGGCCGCCGGGCTGACGCTCGCCGCCACGGTGGGCGACTGGTACGCCGCCATCGTCCAGCATCGCCGCGACCTCAAGGATCTGGCGCTGGCGGCCGAGGACGCCGCCGCGCTCGACGCCATCGACATCACCGCCGGCTGGCCGGCCTGACAGGGGGCTCACCATGGACATGCAGGTTTTCAACGTCGCGCAGGCCATGGCCGTCGCCTACGACGCGCCGGCGGCGTGGATCGCGGCCATCATCGCCAAGGAAAGCAACGGAGAGGTGTTCGCGACCGCCAACGGCAACAAGCTGCCGCTGATCCGTTGGGAAGGGCACTACTTCTATCAGCGGCTCAAGGGCGACAAGCTCGCCGCCGCCGTCGCCAAGAAGCTGGCGTCGCCGAAGGCCGGCGGCATCAAGAACCCGAGGGAACAGGCCGATCGTTGGTACAAGCTGGTGGAACCGGCCTGCGGCATCGACACCGATGCAGCCCATGAAAGCATGAGCTGGGGCGTCGGCCAGGTCATGGGCGCGCACTGGAAGCGGCTCGGCTTCGCGTCCGTCGCCGACCTCGTCAAGACGGCGTGCTCCGGCCTGTACGGGCAGGTCGACCTGATGATGCGCTACATCAAGGAATTTGCCTTGCTCGACGAGCTGCGGCGCGGCGACGCGCTCGGCTTCTCGCGCGGCTACAACGGGCCGAAGACGCCGGCCTCCTACGCCCGCGACATCGAGCGGCTGGCGAAGGAGTTCGGCGGCGAGGTGAAGACGGCCGGCGCCGCGAACATGCTGCGCATGGGCATGAAGGGCGCCAAGGTGCGCGAACTGCAAGCGCTGCTCAACCGCACCGGCGCCGCCGTCAAGGTGGACGGCGATTTCGGGCCGACCACCAAGGCGGCCGTGCTGGTGTTCCAGCGCAAATCCGGCCTCGCCGCCGATGGCGTCGCCGGCCCCGAGACCATGCAGGCGCTCGCCGCCTATCGCGTGGCGCCGGACGAGCAGCTCGGCGTCGTCGGGCCGCTCCAGACGGCCGAGGCGCGGCAGGGTGGCACCTCGGCCGGCACGGGCGTCCTGGCGCTCGAGGCGGCCAAACAGGTGCAGCCCTACGTCGACCAGCTCAACCAGACGGCCGACAAGCTGCAATCGCTGGCGTCGCTGTCCGACCTCGCGGGCTACGCCACGGCGGCGCTCTACGTGGCCGGCGGCCTGCTGATCATCGGCGGGCTGGTCTGGGCTGCGGCGGGGTGGATCAGAAGCCGGCGGACGGTAGGGGGCGTGTGATGCCTAGCTTAGCTGCTGTTAATGCCGAAGGCGCCTTTTATCTAGAGCAAGAACTTGCCAAGGCTAAGCGCAAACTTGCCGAGGTCGAGCGCGAAAGAGACGATCTAAAAGCTGCGTTTTGTTGTTCCATAGCGGTAGAGAGGATGCGGCACATCAAGGTTGAGGGGTGGACCCCTGAACATGATGACGCACACAGCAAGGGAGAGATGGCCATGGCCGCTCTCTCTTACATCTTCCATGCCATCTTTCCTCATGTCGAAGGCCGCGTAGGGCCGATGCGCTGGTGGCCGTGGGGAAAGTCATGGTGGAAGCCCTCAGACGACCCCATCCGCGACTTGGAGAAGGCGGGCGCGCTTATCGCAGCCGAAATTGATCGCAGACTTCGATTGCGGCCAGAGGTGCCGGAATGACTACCGCGCTCTCCGCCCTCACCTTCCTTCGCGCCAACTGGCGCCTGGTACTAGCCGGCATCGCCGCCGTCATCCTGCTGCTGGCCGTGTGGGCGATCTTCGACGCCGGCCGGGACAGCGAGAGGGCAAAACAGGATCGGGCGTCCATGACCAACCTGCGCGACAGGAGCGCTATCGACGATGCGGTACGGACGGATGACGATGTGGCGCTGTGCCTGCGCCTTGGTGGCGACGGCGACTGTCGGGGCCTGCGCGTCGGCCGGTAG